CCCGCCGTAGAGGTCAGCTCCGTCAGCTTGCCGAGAAGGGATTGGAATTGAGTGAGACCACCGCCCGCGGAGAGGTACTTCTCCTTCGTGCGGTCTAGGGCTTGCTCGTACTGCGCGTGGGAGATGAGGCCGCGGCGTAGGGCCGCGTCGAGCGTGATATGTGCGTCTTGGTAGCGCTTCTGGCCGGCGACGACGGGGTCCAGCGAGGCGGCGAGCTTACGGTATGCCTCGTTGACCCGGGCGGTGTCTTGCTCGATTGCGGTGCCAACTTCCTTGGATTTGGCACCGGTCTTGGTCAGGGCCTCGGCGACCTTGCCGAGCACCGAAATGGCGTCGATTAGCGCCTGGTTTTCCAGGTCGAACTTGACCGAGCCCTCGATCGCACCGACGTTGATCGACACGGCCTAATCCGCCTCCGCCTCGGCGTTTGGGGTAACGAGAGGGATGTCTACCGGCTCCCAGGGCGTATCTGCCGCGCTGCCGTCCTGCGAGGCCCTAAGCGGCCGCCCCTCAGCGTCTAGCCCCGCGAGGTTCAGGGCTCGGATACGCGCCTGACACTCACCCTCACGAGCCTCCGCCGCGCGCTCCTCGTCGGTCTTGTCGAGTTCGGCTACCCGCTCTTCGGTGACGAGCCAAGGCACAAACTCCAAGGGCTGGAACGGCTCCGGCCGCTTCGAGGCGTCGCGGTTAGGCTCGGCGATCGTACGGGCGATCATCCCCGCACGGAGGTCCGCTTGTGCCGCGCCGAAGGGTTCCACGGCAGCGAAGGCCAGCCACCCCCTAAGCTGCTCGCCGCTCATCCCCTCGACCATCCCTCGCACGTCCGGGGCTCCTAGGGCGAGCGCTAGTCGGTAGCACTGGCGGAGGAGGGGGCTCCGCCGGATGCGTTTGGGGAGAGGAGGGCGTCGAGCGGATCGCCGGAAGGGGCGTGAGCGTCGGCGGAAACGCCCAACTCAGCCAAGAGCGCCTCGTGGTCAGCGACTTCCAAGTCCTTGGCGCTGAGTAAAGCCATGGCGATAGCCGAGGTCACCGCCGGGTCCATCGCAAGGATCGCCTCGCGGGAGTAGGGCTCACCGTGCGGGGACACCCACACCTCGGCAAGATAATCGACCAGGATGCGCACCTGCTCGGCGTAGGGGGTCGTCGGCGCCATCTCGGAGATGCGGAGGAGGGTACGGTTCGAGAGGGGCCGGTAGAAGACGACGCCCAAGGAGTTGTCGGGGCCGAGACCGGCGACTTCGACCGAGCGAAGGGGACGCACGGCGGGTAGCGTGAGGGAGTCGGGCGAGAGGACGCGGCGGCCGGCTGAGGAGGGTACGGCGGCGGCAAGCGCGGCGGCCCTGGGCTTGCGGCTGCGGCCGGCCGTGCGACTGGTGGTCTTACGAGCGGTCTTCTGGGGCGTAGGCATGGTCTGTGTCCTTCCGGTGAAGATTGAGCGTTGTCCGACGTTGGGCGTGCGCGTACGCCCTACGGCGTACGAAATATCTATCTCTGTGTCTGCCTGTGGGACGAGCGCCGTGCCTTACGATTAGGGCGTAGGCGCCTCGCCCCGCTTAGCTGGCCGTCCCGATCGTCACCCCGTCGATGATCTGCGGGCCTGACGGCTGGAACGTGATCGTAGCCTTCTTGACCCCCTGCATTTGCGAGACGCGGTCGATGTTCTCGACGAACCCGGAGAGAATCCACTCCTGGTGTGCGGCTGAGCCACCCGCGTCCCAGATCCGCACGCCGAAGAACGACTGCGCGGTCATGTGCTTGTAGAAGCCGGTGAGGTGGTCGTGGGTCGGCGAGTTGTAGACGAAGTTCAAATCCCAAGTCTTCGGCTGGCGCTTCAGCGGCCCGAAGACGTAGGAGTCGATGTCCGAGTCGTGGCTGGTGACATCGGTCTTGTTGCGGTTGAGGGTGGGCCAGCCGACATCGCCGGTCAGCTCGGCTACGGCGGTGAAGACTCCGCTGACGATCGGATTGGCCCACGGTTCGATGGCGATCTTGACGCCGTGGCCGGAGGTTGCGAGGACTCCCATGGTGGTTGTGGTCTCCTTAGGGGTTAAGGGTTAGGGGTCGGTTTAGACGGCGGATTTCGTCGCCTTGGTGAAATCGAGGTAAAACTCGTCACCGGGGCTCCACAGATCGAAGAGCGCCCGGGTTCGTGACGTAGATTTCGAGCGTGCCGGAAGGGGCTGCCTCTGAGAAATAGCGGTTCTCTGCATCCCCTTGTTCGTTCGGGTAGACGGCGCTCGCCCGGAGTGAAAAGCCCGGATACTCGTGCTTGGCGAGAGAGTTGACGCGGAACTTTGCTCGCATGTTAGGCATAGGTGGGATGGCCGCCTCCTCTTCGACTACATGTTTAGGTTGAACCGCCCGTCGAGCGCCTGCCAGCAAGCGACGGCACGAGCCTCCGCTGCCGGATAGGACGCCGCACGGGCGATGAGTTGGAAGGACCGCCGCGGGTAGCGGTCGCCGTCATGGGTGAGAGAGGTGGAGAGGCCGCCGGTCTCAAGCAATTGCACGTAGGGACCATCGCCGGTCGGAAGGACAACACCGGCCCCTCCGATCCGTACGTCTACCCCGGGTGTGACCAGCGAGGCTGCGGCGAGTAGCCGCACCATGTCCTCGATGAAGTAGGGAGCGTCACCAGCCGTCTGCACATCGAAGTTGCAAGAGAACATCTGGCGCTGTGCCGCGTCCACTCCGATGTCGAAGGGGGGCTGAGCCGCGCGGATGGAGAGGTAGAAACTCACCGAGGAGGCTCCGGTGCGAGAAGTGATAGACTCTCCCACGGGCCGCCCATAGCGGGTGCGGAACGGAGAAAGTGCTTGGTCTCCGCTCCGTGGGGTGCAAGTCCCCCGGCAGGTTCGCCGCCGTCTACCTGGCCTACGATGACGTCGGTAGGCCGGCAACCGGAGAGCAGCGCTTCGATGCGCCGGCCCATTCCTGCCCCACCCGTGTACGGTTGAGTAGACGTACACGGACCCGCGCGAAGAGAATGCAGGTTCAATCGCAGCAACGCTACTCCGCGGCCACGACCACTACATCTTGTGGTACCTACACGTTCGCTGGGCATCCCTTGTGAGGGTAGCCCGGAATGGTTGGAGCGGTCTAGGTAGGCGAAGGGATGAGAGGGACGGCGGAGCCTGGGTCGGCCACCGTGGGCGCCTTGAACCCATCGCAGGCCCGAGCGAGGAGGATCACAGCCGGCAGTGTAAGGCAGGCACCGCACACCTCGACACCGGCCCAGGACTGAACCGTCTGGGCCGAGGTGATCGCCGAGATGGAGAGGGTAACCGCCTCGGTTACCTCGACCAGCCGGCCACAGGCGTCACACTTGACTGCGCGCATCCTAGGCGTCCTCTAGGGTATAGAGGAACGCCTCGACGGCGCGGCGTCGGACGAGGCCCGTCGAGACTTGCCCCGCGACGTGGACCCAGTGCTCCATTTGGGTGCTAATGGTCGCCGCGTCTTGGCCGTGGGCGAGAAGTTGGCGTAGACTGCGCACGCCGAGGTTGAAGGTGAAGGACAGAAGCGCCGCACGCTGAAACACCGAGAACTTGCACGCGTAGGCCACCTCTGCTCGGGTTACGGCATCGTCCACACCATCTAGGTCGACGAGGAGGAATTCCTCGGCCTGGGTTTGTGTGATGGAATCGCCGGCCTTAACCCCTACGGTGTGGCCATAGCCGATCGTCCAGACTCCAGCGCCGTCCTGGTAAGCGGTGAGGCGGCAGCCCTCAAAGCGGCGAATGAGGGCGAGAGCGACGGAGCGGGCAGTGTCGGCCATAGCGGTCAGTCCTTGTCTTCTGTAGACGCCGCGGATTCAGTGGCAGGCAAAGGCTGAACCCAGAAGCCCAGCGCTTTGACGCGAGCGGCCCTTCGCTCTTCGATCAGAGCCTCGACCTTGGCCGCCTTGCGAAGTACGTAGGTCTGATCGAGGAGATCCCAATCGAATATGACGCCTTCTGGGTCGGCATGCCTGTAGTCGGTGACGACCAGAGGCCCGGTTTTGCCGTCCGTCGACACGACCGTCAGTGAGAGGCCCAAAGGGTGGAAGAACTGCCGGTTGGCCTCCAGGAGGATGCCCATGCTCGACAACTCGGATGTCTCCAGGATTGCGTTTTGCGGGAACTTTACGGCCATGGCGGTCTAATCCTCCTTGAAGAGTTTAGCGACGATGCGCTCGGCCATCCCCTCGGACGCCTCCTTGATCGGACGCTCCAGGAACTTAGGACCGCCGACGCGGAAGTGCGGTGGCGTCGTCCGCCACGACGACGGATCGAACGGGGAAGGCGTCTCGTGTACGGCGGCGGCGTAGGCCGCGGAGGGACCCGAGCCGAAGCCGACCGCGACGGTGAAGGCCGATCCCTCGACGGTGACGGGCGACACGGCTCCGCTATCCCGCAACTCGCCTTTGTCGACAGGAACGGAGGCTCGGGCGGCGTCCAGGACGGTGTTGGCCTCCTCGGCAAGTGTCACACGCAGGCGCCCCTCGGTGTCCGACTTGGCCTTGCGCAGGCGGGTTTGCACCTCGGCCAGGCCGGTGAGCGTGGAGCCGAAGTTACCCACAGTGAAACACCTTGATTTCGACCTCCAGCGGGCTACACAGCCGGCAACTCAGCTTAAGCCCACGTCTTCGCAACCTGCGCGCCGCGGAGGAGGAAGGTAAGCGTTTCGCCACGCGGGAAGCCTCTTCGTTTGTACCAAACCTTAGCCGCAGTTTTCCCCTCGCCTCGGCCTCTGTGAGAGTAGCAGCATAATCCAGGGCAGGAGGGCCTTGATGATGGTCATGAATGAACCGCCGCCAGGAGCCGTATTGGTCAGGATCTGGGCCGACCCTGCTCCCACAGCCGCACGAACACCGAGGAGCTTCTTGGTCGGACAACGCCCAAGCCCGTGCGTGGCGAACGCGCGCGAACTTCGCTATGCGCCAGAGTGTGGCCTTTGCGTGGTCGAGCGTGGAAACTTTCTTCGAACAAAGGAATATGGCGAAGACCTCCGCCACCGCATCGTCGGCCAGGTGTTTGTAACCCCACTTGCGGAAATAGCGCAAGAACGTTTCGCTCAGCGCCTCGTATGCGAGAGCGACCAACTCCCTATCCTGCCGGGCCTCGCCCAGGAGATAGCGCGACGGCGGCAAGGCGAGGTCCACTCTTATGACTCCACTTCTCGCACAGGCGGCAAAGGCGCAGACTCAGATGCGGCCGGAACATAGCTGCGGCATGCACACGTCCAACACGATTGCATGCCGCGGCTTCGGTGGTGATCGTAACAGCAACCGCACGTGCACGGAGGGTAGGGGGTTGCTGTCGCCAGCGGTCCTTGCGACTCCTGGGGCTCCTGCGGCGCGGTTACTTCGTCGGCCGCGTGTTGGCTCTCGTGGAGGCCGTCGACGATCTCCTCCAGCATCTCGCGGAAGGCGACGCCCGTACGCTGCCAGGGCAGCTCGGCGGCGCGGCGCAGACCCGCGCGGCGGACCTCATCGCGGTACTCGGCGCTAGCGTAGAGGTTTTGCAGCGGAGCTACAAGGCTGGACGGCTCCGGCACTCGGCCGACCGTGTAGAAGCCGGTAGCGGAGCCGTAAGGGGCCACCAGCATCGGCGTAGGGCAGTGCAGACGAACCGCGGCGTGCCCGGGCCAGCCACCCTCGAAGCCGAGCGCGGCGAAGTCCGGCACCACACAAGGCACGCCGCAGGCCATCGCTTCGAGAACCGGCAGGCACCAGCCCTCGGGGCCTACCACGAGAAACGCGTCGAGGGAGTTGTAGACCTGTGCGAGGTACGACTCCGGATTGCCATGACCGATCGCTGGCTCCGCGAGGAGGACTTCGTGCGTAACCCCGTAGTACGCCGCGAGGGAGCGTATGTCGCAGCCGTTGCCGTCGCCCGTAGGCGCCACGTAGAGGAGGAGTCGAGCGCTAGAAGGGCCACCGTTACGCAGCCACTCGGCGAATCCCGCGATCATGAGGTCGACGCGCTTGCGATATTGGTTGCGGCCGACGTAGCCCACGAGGAAGGCGTCGGGCGGGAGATCGAGACCGGGGCAGGTTGCGGCGCGAGCCTCGGCGCGGTCGAGCGGCCGGAAGACGGTGGGGTCCACGCCGAGGGGGATTACGCTGAGGTCCGCGCCACGGTAGCCGCCCGCACGGAGGGTATCGGCCGCAAACCGTGTCCACACCGCGACGTGGGTGAGAAGCGGATCGTTGAGCGGCCCGGCCTTGACGTTCTCCGCGTCCACCGCGAGCCAGGCGACGATCGGCGGCACACGGTCCAGGCAATCGACGAAATACGCGCGAACGCAAGCGAGGTATCCGGGGACTTGCCACGGATCGGTGAGAAGGACTACGACGTCAGGGGCTAGGCGATCGATCAGCACCGGGAGGCGCGTGGTGCCTAAGCCGTCCGTGCCGCCATCGAACGGCTGCATGCAGTGGTAAAGAGGGTACGGGTAAGGGTGCGAGTCGCCGTACCAGTTAATCGCGAGGACGTGCGGTGAATGGCCGGCGCGGTGAAGTTCGTTGCATACCGCATGAGTACAGCGTGCGAAGCCGCTGGACACACCTCCGTCGCCGACGAAGAGGACGCGAAGTGAGCGCGATGGTTCACTCATCCCGGCTCTCCCTGATAGGTCTTCGCCAGTGTCCGCAAACGCGGATTGGCAGCCCAATCCTCTGGCGGCACCGTGAATGGGTTGATCTCGTCGAAGATCCACGGAAAGGGAAGAGGAGTGCAGCGAACCGCAAGGATTGACACTAGGCTGGCACTGCAATCGAGCCATCGCCCGCGAAGGATTCGCAAGTCCACCACTGGGCGAGGCTGCGGCGGCGCCGACACAGGCGACACGGACGACTTTGTCTTTTGCACGGACCTACTCCTCCTCTCGTTTCCTCGCCCACCATGCGGCGACTGAGCGACGAATCTTCTCCTTGGTCTCGGCGGAGGGGCGGATAGATCTGCGAACCTCCGCACGCTCCTCGCGCTCATGCCTTGGCCGCGATGCCGGCTCCAGCTTCAACGCCGTCATCATAGACCCTAATCGCCCATCTAGGCGGGATTTGCGCTCAGTGCTGGTCTCGCGCCGCAAGCCCTCTGCACGGGATATGAAGAGGGCAGTCCGCATCTCGCAGGGGACGCGCGCGTAGGGCGGTCGCGGGTTTTCGAGGTGCGAGGAGTAGGTGAGCCCGCACCAGAAGCAAGGGGTGCCCGGACGAGGCTCGGCGGCGGCTGGGGCAGTGGATGCACGCACGTAGTCCTTCACACGGGACGCGACGGCTTTTGCGGCGCGAGCGGAGTTGGCCTTGGTCGTTGGCATCGCAATGGGCGGGCTACCAATAAAGTGCGGTAGCTAGGCAAACTCGCGCTGAATATCTCCCGCACCGTAATCGTAAGTGAAAACCATCACATGTCCGTTATCGAAGAATAGCATAATGCCGGGCGAGTCCGGATTGTCTTCGACCGAGACGAGTTGTCGACCGATGAGATTCTTGAAGTTGGCAGCAGACGGAAGTCGGTGAATGACATTCGACGCCCCGTCGTTGCGGGCCACGCAACGCCACAAAGCCGCTTCGTTCCACGGACCGGAGTGGCCGGGCGGGTTGGACTCCACAATCTCTCCACCGCAAACGACCAAAGAAAGAACCACCGCGCCGGACACCAAGTCGGTTATCATTAGGCGATCAAGTTCTGGCACCCCAGGGGTTTACCTTTCTCCGCGGACCGCGATCAGGGCAATGGAGGTGGTGAGGCGCCCACCGCAGACCTCGACGCAGAGGTGCGGATTATGGGTGTAGGGCGGGCGGTCGACGTAGAGGTCGGCGGGCTCGTCGCCCGGAGCGGCGTCGAGCGGTAGGAGCGTATCGCCCTGTGCGAAGAGGCGGTCGGCGAGATCCGAGAGGTGCTCGTCGCGGAAGAGGACGAGGTCCGGCGTGTCCAGCACCGGGAGGCCCGGCGCATGCGAGTATTCGTACTCTGTGGTGTGGACGGCGACGCCGCCCGGACGGAGAGCCGCCATCGCGCGGGCGAAGAAGGCGAGGCTTGTCTCCACGCCGCCGATGTGCTCGGAGGAACCGCAGGACCAGATCATGTCCCTCTCGCCGTGAAGTAGCGACGACGGTAGATCTGCCATGTCGATCGCGCAGAAAGAGACGGCGGCAGCCATCTCCTCGGGCGAGACGTAGGAGAGACGTGGGAGGTCGGCGACCGACGAGGCATGTTGGCCCGTCGCGGCCCAGCCGGGATTGGAGGTGCCGGCGGCCTTGTCCGTCGCGAGGACCGAGGCACCGTGCGCGGCGAACCACGAGGGTAGGGGCTCCTGGCCAACACCGAAGCCCAGCACCCGTGGGCGCACAGGGAGTTGCCGCGCGGCTTGGAGTGTACGATAGACGTGGAGCACGACCGCGTGCTCCCAGAGCTTGCGATGGACCGGCGGCGGCTGCGGGTGGCAGAGCTGCGCCGCGGCAAGGGTCAACCACTCCTCGCGGAAATCGGCCGCGTGCACGCGAAGGGAGTGCGAGATCGCCGGCAGACCGAGTGCCCGTGCAGACGGTGAGAGGATTTCGTGGCGGATGCCGGCCATTCTATTCGTATTCCGCTCGGAGCCGGTCACGGATGCGTAGGGTCTCCGGTGTGTCAGGGTTGGCCCGCAGCCGATGGCAGAAGAGCCCGAACCACTCGACCAGCCGGTCCCGAAACACCCACGGGTCGAAGACAATCGTGCCGTCGTCCGCCCGGGTTGGGCCGCGGCCGGTGCCCGACATGCCCGCAGGCGAACCGATCCGGCACCTGTCGAGCAGCGGCCAGTAGACCTCGAAGTAGAAGACACGCGCTGCGTCTTCGTCAAATGTCGGGTCGATCTCCCGCAAGAGGTCAATGTAACTGGTGTCGTGGTCGACTCCGTCTTCGGCGATGAGATCGGCCATCTGCCGCACGACTACGGCCATCGATAGGAGCACCGGGAACGCCTCGTGGCCGGTCTTCGGGAGATCGGCGAAGGGCTCGAACCACCAAACGACGATCCGCCAACGAAACGCTTCGATCCAGGAGGCCGGGTGGTCCCAGTCGACGTCGGCGGCGAGGGTGTTGTAGTTGAAGTAGCGGTGGAATGGCATGCGCACGTCTCCTATCGTCCGGGCAGCACAATAGCGCTGGTTACGCGCGGAGTATACCGCCACTCGCGTCCTCGCCACGAATCGAAGACGGGTGGCTCGTACGGCGAGTCGGCCGGGCGCAGGGTAGAGACGCGGCCGGTATGCTGGACGTGCGACGGCGCAGCGGCGAGGATGCGCCCGTTCAGATAACGATTCTGCAGCCAATCTTGCAGCATGAGGTCGTACTGGCCCGGCGCCGTTACGCCGCGCACCTTAGGATTACTCTGCCAGTACTCGCCGAGAGAGCGAGCGTCTGCGGCGCGAAGGGCAATCGCCTGGGTGCCGTAGAAGGCGTCTACGGGGTAGGGCCAAGCGGATAGGCCGCGGGTGACAGCGTCCTCTAACTGCGGGGTGTACGCCGCGCCGAACGCGAAGACGCGGTAGGGGTCGGCTTCGGGCGGCCCGACATGCTCGTCGAGCCAAGCACCGACGCCGTCCAGGAAGCCCGCGCACACGTCGATGTCGTCTTCTAGGTAGAGGACCCACGGCGCGCCGGAGATCGCGCCGAGGAGGAGCGCACGGCCGGCGTTCTCGCAAGGGAGGAGCGAGTGGCCGGGGTCGAGGGCGATAAGCGGGTGTCGGGTGTCGTAGAGGCGCGGTGAGGCGTAGAGGCCGCCGCGGCGTAGGTTAGCGAGCGTTGCGGTGAGACACTCCGGCTCGCGCGGCGCGGAAGGGATAACGACGGCGATATCGGCGAACGCGCTCAAGGCAGATTCCTTGTTGGGCTTTTCCAGCCAAGCCGCGACTGCGTTAGGTAATGCCAGTAGCCTAGAATGGGATGCCCACCGTTGATTCCGTTGAACCACCGAGCTGCGTAACTCCAAACGACGAAACCGCAACGCGCTCCCCAGCTAGCACGAACTGAATACGCGAATCCCTCTCCGTAGCGCAGCGGGAGACGAGTGGCCGCGCCGATATCGTCTAGATTATCGTCATCTTTCACAGTGCGCCTCCGCCCTTGCCCAACCACATCTCTGTCATGAGCAAGAGACCAGTCCCCGGGTCGATTAGCCCTTCAACCGCAACGATCGGCCCCGTCTTGCCGCCCGGTAGCGTAATCCGGTCGCGGTCGTCGAACGGCTCGTCGCGATCCGGGGCGCCGTTGGCCTCGACCGCGCGGGGGATCGTAACCTTGGCGAGGGTCTGGATTACGGCGCCGGTCCTAGGGTCCGAGCGAACCGCGCCCCACTCGACGATCGCGGGGAGGGACACGGGTGGTGCATAGCGGGCGGTGTCGACGGTGGCATCGCCGTAGACCCCCGCGGGGAGGCCGGAGGGGGTTGGCGTATTGGCAGTGCCGACCCACGCCTCGTGCAGGATCGTGGACTGGAGAGTGGCTGCTACGCGGTCGACCGCAGCGACGCCGTTGCGGAGAGTGTGGATTAGGGCCATACGATTGCCTTACTCGCTTACTACGCCGTGGCCCTTGTCTGGCACTACGAAGAGCCGCCGCCAGACAGCCGAATCCGCGCGAAACAATCGCTCGGTCTCCGGGTTGCTGTAGTCCAGATCGTCGAAGTGTATGGCGATGTCGTGGGCTCGGATCATGTCGGATTTGAATACGGCACCGTTCAAAGGCATGTACGGCTCAGTACGTCCTAGATAGAAATTCAGCTCCGGGAAACCGGCGGCGCGCAGTTTCTCGCGATCCTCCGCCTCGGCCTCGGCGCGATGTCCGGTGAGCACGCCGACTTCGTGCCCAGTCGCTTGCATGGCAGTGGATAGTGCCCGGAAGAAGGCCATGTGAGACCAAGCGGTTCCGTCGAGATCGAAAGAAATCTTCATCGCCTATAGCCCCCGAAAGCGCCGTTCGCTGGCGTCCCACCACTTATGTCCGATCGTTTTACCATCGTCGTTCATCTCGTAGACGTGATGGCCGTCGCGCGGCAAGACCCAAGAAAACTTAGTCTGAGTGTGCCCGTTGTTGCTGTGTACGCCCGATAACTCGCACACAACGAGGTTGAGCGTCGGCTGGTTCCAAGTCACATGCGCGCACTCCACAGTCTTTTGTCGAGTGCCGGTCGAGTCGATGAGGCGGACGTACATGGCGTGCGGCGACTCCCCTATAGGACGTTGAGGATCGCGCTGCCGACCGTAGCCATTGCGGCGCCGAGTGCCTGCGCTTTGAGACTTGCGATCTCGGCGCGGACGGCGTCCACCGCGGATTGGTCGACGCCTTGGTGGATTGAGAGCCGACTGACCTGGATCGACACGACGCCGCGGCCAGCGCCGGCCCAGCGCGCTAGGAGCATGGAGAGGGCCGTGGCGGCGGCCGAGTACCGCACGGCCAAACCGGAGTAGGTGGTCGCGGCGTCGGCGAGGAGCGCGGCGATCTCCTCGTCCTGGAACTGCGGCGAGGTCGCGTCGGTATCGCCGGTCTTGAGACGAACGAAGTCCAGGTCGGAGGGGATCGCCGGGTTGTAGGTGAAGGCCATGGCGGGTGTGGGTTAGCCGGCGACGGTAGCGCCTAGCTCCTTCAAGCGGGCGACAGCGGCCTTAATGACTCGGGGGCGTTTGGCGCCTGCCCGCTCGGCGGTGAGCGCTGCACGGATGTCGTCGGGAGAGGTGAGAGCGGAGATGGCAGCGCAGGCTTCGGACGGGCGGGTCGCGGTGAGGTAGGTGGCCCAATCGGGTGCGGCGGCGTCCTCGGCGGAAGCGGCGTCCTCGGTAGCCGTGGGGGGCACATCGGCCGGGGTAGCGGTCGGCGTGTCTGCGGTTGTCGTCTGATCGGTCGGCGCGGTAACGACGATGGCGTCAACCTCGCTCAGCGCTTGCTCGGCGGCGGTGAAGATCTCTGGCGAGACTGAGCCTCCTTCGTCGACGTCGTGCGCGTCGGCCATCTCTGCCGTCGTCGCCGTCTCCGTGGCCGTCGGTTCGGGCGAAACGCGTTCGGTCCAGGTGATTTGTTCTTGCACGCGTTCCGGTTCGGTTGCGCCCGCCTCGGCCAGCTCCACCCGTCGTAGGTCCCGGTCGATTTTGGCGATTTGTTGGTTCATCCATTCCGCGTTCGCCTCGGTCAACTCGACCGTCTCCCCCACGACGTAGGTGCGTTGCTCCTCGCCGTAGGGCGTCGGCTCCCACCGCGAGAACGGTCCGCCGCCAACGATCTTGTAAAGCGCCATAGGCTGTAGCCCCCTATCCTTAAATCGTCGGGCTACAGCCTATCACGGTAGATGGGGCGTTCATGGGTTTCGCTTCCTGCGTGTCGGGCCTCCTTATGGGTTGGGGCTTAGGCGCTCGGCGATTAGTGGGCGCTGACATCTCCCAGGACGACGCCGCCGTTGCCAGCGTAATCGGTCCGGAACAGGGGCACCATGCAGCCCACAAGAAGCGTCGAGAACGACATCCCCGACCCCGACGGCCACATGATCGCGGTGGGCGGCTGACCGACGACTGCGGCGACGACGTCCTTCGTCATCTGGAAGAGGGCGACGCGATCCGCCGGCATGCGGTCGGCGGTGATGATGGTGATGGGCTTGCCGCCGAACTCCAGCGTACGGATGTGCTGGAGAATGGTCTGATCGCCGTAGTTGACATCGTAGCGGCGGTTGAGCGTGTTGGCGTAGGTCGTGTTGAGGACGAGGCCGTACGGGCCGTACGCCTTCATCGCGATGGCCTTCGCCACCATGTTGAGGATGTCGCCGTCGACGATCTCGTAGCCGGTCTTCGAGGGGTTGTCCCAGGCGCGAGGGTTGGAACCGGCTGCCGCCGCCGCGTACTGGTAGTTCTGCGCGCCCGGGGCGGTCAGGAGGCCGCGGGCCTTACGCCCACCACCGAAGTCCACGAGAGAGCTATTGGCGTCGACCGCGCCGTTGAGGAAGGCCTCCTCGAAGTCCTCGTTCATGCGGCGGGTGAGTTGGCCGACCTGGGAGACGTCCAAGTCGTAGCCGGAACGCTGACCGGCCATGAGGGTCCGGATGTCGAGCTTGAAATCCCCTACGGTGCAGTAGATCGGGAGGTTACCGGTCGTGATGTCCTGCGCGGAGTCCTGACCGCGCCCCTCGGGGTTCATCGTGCGGCGGGTCTGGCCGGACAGCCCAGCCTCCTGCCAGATGTAGTTGATGACGGCGAGCCATTCGGGCATCGGCACGGTGAGGCCCGCGTCGAGGAGGGCCTGGACGAATGCGAGGCGTTCCGTCCGCTGCTGCTGCACCTCGCGGTCGACGAGTTCCTCCGCGTGGAGCGGGAGAGGGGCGTTCGCCCGGAACTGCGGCGTGGCGAAGCCGTACGCCTGCTGGAGGGTAGCGATCTCGGCGTTGATGCGGCGACGGAGGTTCGCGCGCCGGAGCTTGGACTTCTTATAGGCGGTGATGTGGGACTGCCCCGGCTCACGGTAGAGGTCCGTGTACATGAGTTCGGCAGCGAGGCCGGGGCTCTCCCACACCGAGTGCGGGTCCTGACGGTTGATGGAAAAGTCGGTGGTCAACATGGGGTGCGGGTGGCTCCTATGGACGTAGGGGAGAGGGTTAGGGGTCTCGGGTCGTAGATCTGCAATGTGCGCTTACGCTTACTCGACCTGCACGCGGACGCGCGTGTCGGCGGTGACGGCACCGGTTGTCTCCAGCGCCCGGAAGTGCGCGACGTTGCCAGTGGCGGTCGTGGCGGTGGCAGCCTTGAGCTTTCCGTCGCCGTTCGACTGAAGCGCGTCGCCCACGGTCACGTTCTGACCGGAGGGGATAAGCATCCAGGCGACGTCGCCCAGCCGTGCGGGCCAGACGGGGATAAGGGCGCCCGCGCCGTAGGCCGGACCAGTCGTCGAGAGGGTCTGATTGAGGATTGGCTCGTCGATCGCGATGAAGGCAGGGGCGATGCCGGCTGCGGCCGAGTGGGGCCGCCACGAGTAGACGCCGCCGTTGTTGAACCCCTCGATCAACATGCCGGGCACGATCGTGCCGACGCCGGCCGGGTGGTGGCGGATCACGGTCGTGGGATCGCCCGCGATCATGATTTTGTTCGGGGAGGTTGCGGTGAGTGCCAAGGGATTAGGCTCCTTACGGTTAGAGACGGTTAGGGGTGATGGCTCCGCGGCTTAGTTGGTGACCGGCGGCTTGGCGACGGCGTTGGTAGAAGCCGAGGCGGTCCCACCGAGAGGCA